CCAAGTTAAGAACCTAAATAACGGTAAGGTATTCCAATCCAGTACTGACCATAACGGTAAGTTCAAAGTTGGTGAGACGTTTACTGTTGACCAACGTACAGGCTTAGTCACTATTAGTCTTGATGCTTATCGTCCTGAACTTGTTAATGACCTAAGTCCACAACTTGGTGCAAACCTAGATGTTAACGGTAAGGACATTACTGGTACGGTCAAGCTAAATGGTCTTACGTACCCTTCTGCTGACGGTGCTACTGATCAAGTCTTGAAGACTGATGGTAGCGGTAACTTGGCATTTGTAGGCATTTCTGCACTGCAGGGTGCTGGTATGCAGGATCTTAGTGATGACTTGACACCACAACTGGGTGGTGAGCTTGATGCATTAAATAATAAGATCATTAACCTTGGTACGCCTACAGCTAGCACTGACGCCACAACAAAGGCTTACGTAGATGCAGCTGTCACGACTGGTGTAGGTAATGTTGATGCAGCGTTTATTGAAACACCCCAGACGATTACAACCAGCAAAGTTATTGCTGCTAACACCAATGCAGGGATGATGGGTCCGACAGTGGCTCTCAATACCGGTGTAACACTTACTGTCGGAACTAACTCTGTACTTACAACTATCGCTTAATTATGGCATACGGAAAAATTAAATCAGACGCATTGATCTATGACAATAGCGGTTCTGATGTAGAGATTGCAATCAGTACTCTTCCAACTGCAGCTCAAGTAGCAGCAAAAGCAGATACCTCTGCACTTAATGCAAAGGCTGGTCTCGATGCTGCTCAAACATTTACCAAGGGACAGCGTGGTGAAGTGACTCAATTAACTGGCACTGCACCTGTACCTGACCTTGATGACTCAAATAACTTTACTATTACTACGTCAGGTAATACAACATTTGGTTTGCCTGCCAGCGTTGCAGTAGGACAAACTGGTTCTATCTTTATTGTCTATGGTGGTACTCATACCCTTGCATTTAATGCTGCCTATAAGTTTGTAGGTGGCGCTGCAGGTATTACACCTACTTCAACAAGTGGTGCGATTGATCGTATTGATTACATCGTACAGAATGCTGCAACAGGTTATGTATGTCTTACCTGTAACTTTACTGCTAACTACGTAGCTTGATATATGCCAGTATTTAATAACATGCTAGCCGGTGCCAGTGGTGGTGCCGGTGGTGCTGGCTACGAGATCGAACGTAGTCTTAGGTTTAATTATGATGACGGCAGTCATTTAGTGCGTAATTTTCCTCTTGGGAATCAACGATTATTTACATTTTCGGCTTGGCTAAAACTTTCAGTTAATGAAGATACGGCGGATAACCATTATATTTTTGCCACGGACTATAATACTTCAGGAAGTAATCCTGTTATAGACCGCGGATTTGAATTTGCTTATTCTAAATTTTCTAATAAATTTGAGCTGTCTGATTACGGCGCATCGACTGGACCCGGCGATAATAGTGGTACTAGTGCATGGGGGATGGGAGTTACTACGGCAGTATTTAGAGACCCAAGTGCTTGGTATCATGTAGTTCTGTCAATAGACACAACACAGTCTACAGCAGCTAATAGAGTTAAACTTTATGTTAATAATCAACTTCATGCTTTAAGTTCATACCCCGCTCAAAATGCATATTTATCCATAAATCAGGCGCGCAATCATTACATCGGAACACACTATCTCAACGGCACTTTTACCCGCTTTTTTGATGGATATATGGCCGACGTACATTTCATCGACGGTCAAGCATTAGCACCAACAGATTTTGGAGCTCCTGATGACAACGGTGTGTGGCAACCGAAGGAGTTTGCTGGGACGTACAACAACGGTATTTTTTATAGCAACTATGGCGTTAATGTAAACGTTGATTCTAATCCACGCTTCTGGGTGCATGCTTTTGACGGCCAAACTAATACTTATTTAACAGGCAACGGCACCTCTAATGATCAGTCAATATGGACATATCCAACAGGTATTCCAATAACATCATCATTGAGATTACGTTTAGGTGGAGGAAATTCTTCTTTTGTTTATGTCAACGGCACACAAGTAGCGGGACTTACCGGAACAAACGCTAATAATCCTGCGTGGTACACAGTAACTGGAGTAACTAATCTTACTTCAATCGGAATTGGAAATAATGGAACTACTTGGTCATCACTTAGTCAAATTGAAGTTGACGGTCAGATCCTTACAGACGCCACAGTTGGACGAAATTCCTTTCACCTCGACTTCAAAGACAACAGTTCAAACGCTGCGCTTGGGAACGATGCTGCTGGTAGCAACAACTGGACTGTTAATAATTTAACGGCTTCTTCACTAAATTATAGTGAATCAACTGCTGCTTCTCCAAGCGGGAGCTCAGGATTTAGCAGCGCGATTACTAATTTATTCGATTCAGATGACAATACTTATGCAACTGCAAATTACGCTGCAGGAGACACCACTGACATAACAGTTACTTTTAATCCTGCCGTCACGGCTGGTTCAACGCTTACAACAAAGATATATCAATATTCAACTTATCACTCACTTAAAGTAAACTCAGGCTCTTTTGTTGTTGCTAGTGGAGGAGTCGTTAACCTTCTTTCTGGACACGGGATTAGTGCCGGAGATCCTATTACTAGCATTACTTACAGAACAACATCACCAACTTCTTCTTGGAATTTAAGTAATCAGTGGTACTACATTAAAAATGATGGGGTAAATCTGCAAAGTAATCCGTCAAGCACCGACTGCCTTCGTGACACCCCAACCAACGGCACGCAGACAGACACTGGAGCGGGCGGTGAGGTTGTTGGTAACTACTGCACGCTCAACCCTTTGGCTCAACTTAGTGGCACACTCTCTAACGGCAATCTTGATTACAACTTAGGAAGCGGAACAAAGTTTGTTAGTGGAACTATTGCTGTTAAATCAGGTAAATTTTATTGGGAAGCCAAAGCAGTTTCTGGAACGACCAACGGATCAGTTGGTGGGCGATTTGGGTTTTCTCAATCGTCAAGTATTTTGAATGGTGAAACCGGTCCATTTACACTCACTTGGCACGCTACCGGAGGAATACAAACATTTATAAGTGGCAGCTATGCTGCAAGGCTGACCGGCACAAACTATGCAGACGGCGACACACTTGGTTGCGCATTAGACGCTGACTCAAATATTGCTTACTTTTATAAAAATGGAAGTCTTGCTTACACTTATGACTTTAGCAGTCTTGTTCCAGCGGGCAGCCAGTTTTTAACGCCTACTTGTTGGAATGGTTCATCTGGTACCCCTGTATGGACCTATAACTTTGGCGCTCGTGCATTTGCGCATAGCGCACGAACTAACCACAAGTGTTTATGCACCGCAAACTTAGAACCCCCAACGATTGCGGATGGCAGTCTTTATTTTGATACGACTTTATGGAGTGGCAATGGTAGTACGCAAGCCATTAGTGGCCTAAGTTTTTCCCCAGATCTTATATGGGGTAAACGCAGAGACAGCACTAACTCACACTGGCTTATGGATGTTGTCCGTGGAGCAGGCCAACGATTAATTTCTAACGAAACCAGCGCAGAAAGTGATAAAACAGATATTCAATCTGCGTTTAATTCTGATGGATTTACTATTGGCAATAATACAGAAAGCAATGCGTCTGGAGGCACCTACGTTTCATGGAGCTGGGACGCCGGATCTTCCACGGTATCTAACACTGACGGCACGATAACTTCACAAGTAAGAGCCAACCCAAGTGCTGGGTTCTCGATTGTTAAATATACCGGAAACAATACGTCTGGAGCAACAGTAGGCCATGGTTTAAATGCCGCGCCTGAGTTTGCAATATTTAAACAAGTTGGTGTATCTAATGATTGGAGTGTATACAGCAAAGCCGCTGGTGCAACAGGCTATTTAAGACTTAACCTTACCGACGCATTTACTACTACTTCCGGCCAATTTAACAACACTGATCCTAGCTCAAGTGTAATCACATTAGGTAGTGATCACAATGCTAACGGCCCTAGTAATGAAATAATCTGCTATGCGTTCGCACCTGTCGAAGGGTATTCAGCAATGGGTGGCTACACAGGCAATGGAAATTCTGATGGCGTTTTTGTTTACACCGGGTTTACACCCCGCTGGTTGCTATTTAAGCGTCATGATGCTGGAAGTGACTGGACTATTTATGATACTGCACGAGATCCACATAATGTTTCTGGCATTCGACTAAGACCAAATTTATCTAATGCTGATCATGACGAAAGACCTACCTTAGATATTTTGTCAAATGGATTCAAATTCAGAAGAAACTCATACGAAAATGGTGGAAACGATCAGTACCTATATATGGCCTTCGCTGAACACCCATTCAAAACTGCACGCGCACGCTAACTAATTAATTATGCTTAAACTAGATAACAAGCCCCTATCTTATGATCGGGCGTTCACACATGCTGGAATTCAATATCCAGCTAATTGGCTGCGCTTAGCTTCACTTGAAGAAAAGCAAGCTATTGGAATTACTGAAGTTGCTAATGACCCCACGTATGACCAACGGTTCTACTGGGGTCCATCGAATCCTAAGCAACTAGACGACAAGACTGAAACTGTTGATGGCGAAGAAGTCAAGACTACTGGCTTGAAGACACTGTGGTCAGCCACTCAAGGAGAAATTGCAGCTTCACTGCTAGCTCCTAGTGACTGGCGCATCATCAAAGCTAAGGAGACTGGAACTAATATTCCGTCTGCCTGGAAAACATATCGTGCTGCTGTCCGTACTGCGTGTAATACACGTCAGACAGAGATTGGCAATGCGGCTGATGTACCAGCTTTGATTGAGCTTCTATTTGGTGCAGCCACCATTACCCAACAGAAGAAAGATTCTGAAGGGGTAGGTGTGGTTGAACCTGACACCATTACTAACGAAGCTGGAGAGACAGTTGCTAACCCAGTTGCTGGTGATCCAGTCATGGAAACCGTCGCTAACCCTGCCATTGCTACGGCATGGCCTACACCTATTTAATTATGATTACCCTTATCCGTCCCGTTCTGTTCTCTTTTATCCAATCTCCAAAGGTCAAACGATTGATTATTGACCTGCTGCGGAAGTTGGCTTCTACAACAGACAATACAGTTGATGATCAAGCTGTAGATTTTATTGAGCGTGGATTGTTTGGTGCTGAGTAATGGAGTGGGTAGACCCTCCTAAACTACCCTCTCTAAGCCTCCCTGAAGCTCCTAATTTACCCATACCTATACTGGAGGTACCACGAGCAGATGTGCCGTCTTACAGGCCGCTTGTGGTGCCTCCTAACACGCTTAGGCCGCCTCCAGGGATAGAGGGTATTGACTCTGATCCTGCTCCTGAAGCAAAGAAAGAGACTCCTACTACTGCTAAACCACAACCTATAATTCCACCTGAAGCTCAGATCGTAGAGATTCCGTTCACGGACATTGAAGTCCCGATGCCTAGTACTACGATCATGACTACTGCAGCTACTACAGCGTTTATCTCTGTAGGTGCCACACTTGCTGCTACATCACTGTTTAAATACCTAGTGATGATTATGAAACCAATAATTAAGCAAGCATGGAACAAGTTACAAAAAAAGAAAACGCCAACGAAAAACCAAAAAATTTCCTAGCTAAGGTCAAGGAAAACACTGAAGATGAGATCCAGATCCTAGGTACATTTGTCCGTTTGGGCGTTGTAGTCTGGAGTGGTTTTATTATTACACTTAATTATGTTGAGCTACCCATGATCAAAAAAGGTCAGAGTGGTGGTGACATAACTTTTGTAGCTTCTGTGTTTACTGGAGCACTTGCTACTTTTGGCCTGTCTACATCCAATAATAAATCTAATAACAAATCTCCTGATCCCAAAAAGAAAGAAGAATGAAACGTTTACTACTTTTATTGTTTTTAGCTAGCCCGGTATCTGCTCAGGTTACTCCTAATTTTACTCAAGGTTCAATGCAGTCAACGACAACCACCACCATTGACATTGACCGAACGATTGAGACTGAAGTATATGGTGGTGATTACTCATCATGGTCTGGAACGAACGTAACACCAAGCGGGGACATTGCGGACACCGCTACAACCTATTCAGTAACCAACGCTGGCGAGCAATTTCAACTAGAGATTGTAGTCAGGGACGCTGGACTAATCCAAGAAAGCCTAGTAACAGAAACAATCGAACAAAATACTGTTACTACTTCCTTATCGGTCTTCTCTCAATAAGCCCTGCTTACGCAGAGGACCCTAAGGTACAAAACACATCTAGCCCTGTAGCTGCTGCTACGGGCAATGTGACCAATCAGGCGGTGCAATTCCAGAACAATGGAGCACCGTCTAGGCAATACTTTGCAGGTAATAATAGTTGCAATGGAACAACCATGCAATTCTCGCCCTTTTATATGGGCAACGATACTATTCCTTACGAGCATAGCGGGTATGTACGCAGCAATAACTACGGCGTACAACTAAACTTCTCTGTACCACTAGACGGTGGTATGATTGAGACCTGTAAAGCTATAGCCCGCAAGCATGAACAGAAAATGAGGCTTGATTACGAGCTTGTTCGTGCTTTAAAATGCACAGAAATCATGAAAACTGGGTTCACGTTCAGACCCGGCAGTCGTGTCGAGATGCTTTGTCACGACATCGTACCAATCGTATCCCTTGAATAATGGAAGCAATAGTCGCTGCTGTCATTGCAATAGTAGCTGGCGGCGCAACTCTAAATAACAGGCTACATAGTCGAATAAATAACGTACATGACCGCATTAGTGGTCTTGACAGGCGTATTGATGCTATTGAATTAAGTGTTGCTCAAGACTACGTGTCTAAAGCTGACCTATCAGTCATGGTACAACGCATGGAGGATCACATGGTACGTATTGAAAACAAACTAGATCAAATTGTTCTACGTAATGGCTAAAAACCGTGCAAGTGAAGACACTTTTAACGAGCTTCACAGTCTTATCACACGGGAGTTCTTAACGAGAATCAAAGCAGGCGAGGCTACCACACAAGATTTAAAAGCGGCTTGTGACTGGTTAGCTAAAAATGACATAACTGGTGTAGCTGTTGAGGGTTCTGCTCTCAGTGGCCTTGCTGATATTATGCCAACAATCAACTTTGATGAAGTACAAAAAGCAGTAAGACGCTAACGATGGCTCCCAGAAAAAAACCCTACAACCAACTACGCAAAAGTGCGAAAAATTACCGCGACAATGCAGCCGCTCGACGTCATAAAAACGCAACGAATCGGCAAATTAACAAACGCGAAGACCGCAAAGCCTACCGCGCAGAGCACAACAAAGTCAGACGACAAGCCGGTGCCGACGGTGAAGGCGGAAAAGACTTCTCGCAAACCACAAAGGGTACGTTCGTCCGCGAAGACCCCTCCAAAAACCGTGCCAGAAACAGAGCAAAGTTAAGGATTAAAAATGGCTAACAAAAAAACTCCTAGAGGAAACGCTACTCCTGTTAAAAAAATTAACGGTG